AATCCTCAAGAAATTACTACGGTAACTCCAACACCATTTGCTAATCGTAGAAATGAAATCTTCTCGCTTCAAACATTCAAACGTTGGAAGCGTGTTGATGATTTGGTTGCCGCAGTGCCTTATATCAACGGCAAGGTAATTGTTGCTGGTGATGGTATTGAGCGTGCGTACATGGCTTCGAAAGATAAATGTAAGCCAGAGTATTATTGTACAGTTGAACGTGACCCACAAGCAACTCCTGATCGAATCAATAAACCAATTTGGTCGAATGCATTGAACAATGGAATGGAATATATTGGGTTTGTGTCAGAACAAAAGCGCGACAATATTCTTGATACAGTAAAGTTCCTGTTAGATCCTTCTTGGTCGCGCACCTATGGAGAACACTTCAATCGTGTAGTTGTTGATGCGATGCGCCGTGGTGTTGTTCCCATTGCCCGTAATCTTGGCATTTCTGATAACGAAGAAGGCAATGGATTCTTCAAGCCCAACGAAAACTATTTGATGATTCCGTGGAATGCTACACCCAAACAGTTTGGTGATTTGATCAATAATTGGTTAAACATGAGTGAGACTGACTATAACAAAATCGTTGACAATAACTTTAAGATCATTCAGCAATTTGATCGTAAGAATATTGCCAACGACTATATTGAACTTGCGAATGGAGTTTGTAAGACTGTAGTTGGTAAGTACGATAGTAATCTAGATGACACTGTTGATTCGGTTTGGTGTGATCATTTTGGATTTGAAGATAAACTGAATGCATCTTCAACATTAGATGCAATGTTTGGTTGACTATATAATATGTTAATTTGATATTTTACAACTGGAGTGAATAATTATGCAGTTAGAAGTAAAGGTTGAGGAGTTGCGCAAAAATAAACTATTCGTAGCAACTCCAATGTATGGTGGTATGGCACATGGAATGTACGTCAAATCTTGTCTTGACTTACAAGCAGTTTGTGCTCAATACGGTATTGAAGTTCGATTCTCGTTCATCTTCAATGAATCTCTAATTACTCGAGCGCGCAACTATCTTGTTGATGAGTTCCTTCGTGCAGAAGGATTCACTCATATGCTCTTCATCGATGCTGATATTCATTATGATCCTCGTGATATTATTGCATGTCTTGCTTTAGATAAAGATGTTATCGGTGGACCATATCCTAAGAAGTCTATCAAGTGGGGAGCAATTAAGGAAGCAGTAAAACGTCATCCAGATATTGAACCAAGTGAGATGGAAAAACTTGCTGGCGATTTTGTGTTTAATCCAGCACCAGGAACAGTTAAGTTTAGCGTCGCTGAGCCAATCCAAGTTCTTGAGATTGGTACTGGTTATATGATGGTTAAGCGTAAGGTCTTTGATCGCTTCAAAGAAGCATATCCTGAGTTTAGTTACAAACCAGATCATGTTGGCCAAGCAAACTTTGACGGCTCACGTTATATCCATGCATATTTCGACACTGTGATTGATCGTAAACGTAAAGTTATGGTTGATGGCTCAGAAAAAGAAGTTGGTGGATCAGATCGTTATTTGTCTGAAGACTATATGTTCTGCCAATGGTGGAGAAACATTGGTGGAGAAATTTGGCTCTGCCCATGGATGAAAACTCACCACATCGGTACATATGCATTCACTGGTGATATGCCAGCAGTTGCCAACTATGTTGGAACTCTATAAGATCATATGATCGTTGGAATTGTTGGGTTTATTGGTAGTGGCAAAGGCACTATTGCCGATCTTTTAGTTGAGAGGCATGGCTTCTTCAAAGAAAGTTTTGCAAATAGTGTTAAGGATGCTTGCGCTCTAATATTTGGTTGGGATCGTGCCATGCTTGAGGGAGACACTCCAGAATCTCGAGCATGGCGCGAACAACCAGACGAATGGTGGTCTAATAAATTAGAAAAAGAATTTTCACCAAGACTCGCATTACAACTAATGGGTACAGAAGCAGGTCGTGATGTCTTTCATAAAGACATCTGGGTTCACACCACAATGCGTCGTTGCGAAAATGCTCCATACAATAATTATGTGATTGCTGATGTTCGTTTTCCAAACGAGATCAATGCAATTGCAAAGTCTGGTGGTAAAATTATTCGTGTTCGTCGTGGCGATGATCCTGTTTGGTGGGGCGAGGCTTTAGCCACTAATCGTAACAAAAATTATAATATGATGGCGCAATATTATCCAGAAATACATTATAGCGAGTGGGCATGGATTGGTTCACACTATGACATCATTATGGATAATAACTGCACAATAGATGAGTTAACAGTTCGAGTTGACAAACTAATCGATTCTTTATATAATAATCATGTTGAAGCAAATGAGGTTCTAAATTATGAAACTTTCTGAGAGTACTGTGAATGTGTTGAAAAACTTTTCAACAATTAATCAAAGTTTATTGTTCAAGTCTGGCAATACACTCAAAACTATTTCCCCGTTAAAAACAATTTTTGTAGAAGCGACAGTTGGTGAGAATTTCCCACAAGAATTTGCGCTTTATGATTTGAATAAACTTTTAGCAAAAGTTTCTCTTTATAAAGATGCTGAGTTGTCGTTTGATACTGACAAACTAAACATCAGTGCAAATAAAAAATCCGATTATATTAAATTCTGTTCACCGAAGGTAATTGTTTCCCCACCAGAAAAGCAAATTACATTTGGAGATCCAGATTGTTCATTTAATCTTTCACAAGAAGATCTAGATTGGATGCGAAGAAGTGCTGGTATTTCTGGCTCACCTAACTTTGTTTTTGAGAGTGATGGAACAACAATCCAGTTTATTGCAACCGATATTAAGGATGACTCAGCTGACCAGTCAAAAATCGAAATTGGCACAGTTGAAAATGGTAAGCCATTCAAAGTTGTTATGAAAGTCGAAAACTTCAAGTTACTTGATGGATCTTATGATGTTTCTATTGCTAAGAAAGGTCTAGCACAATTCAAACATAAGACTGTTCCAATTACTTACTATATCGCCATCGAAGCAGCAAGTTCGACGTTCGGAGAATAATATGAAAGTAGATAAGGCAAAGGTTCTGGGATGCCTCCAAGAAATCTCAAACTCGCTGACTCGCATTGAAGCCGAGCGTGATCTGATTAAGGAAATTCTTCAGAAGATGCAAGACGAATGCGAACTTCCTAAAAAGTTGAGTCGCAAACTCGCTAGAGTTTACCACAAGCGTAACTATGAGGAAGAAGTTGCTGAGCAAAGCGATTTTCAAACAGTTTACGAAAATGTGGCGAAGTGACTATATAATAGTATTGGGACGCAACTGTTCTTGTTGACGGCACACTCCGCCAGACTGCCGCCGTGAGGGTTCACCTCCTCCGTCCCATCTTCTTTATTATGGAGTTGTGATATGTCTACACGACGCAATTTTTTCAAGTTTCTGAGTATTGGTACTGCTGCCGCTGCTGGCGGTGCAATGACTGCTGCAACTCTTGTCGCATCGAGCGGCAAGTCTGATGCAGTCAAGAAGATTGAGGCTGCTGGTTACAATGGCAAATTGACAATTGGTTCTGAGTATGGTGAACTTGCTCCGAAGAAGCCCATGCAATTTATGGAGCCTGGACCCGAAGTCGTTGATTATTTTGCTTATGGTAGTTCTGGCGGTAGTGGTGTTTACAGCCCAGGACCAGATTTTATTCCTGGTACAAAAAAGCATGTTACCGCAAGTTTGACAGTTGGTCCTGATGGTGAAGTGTACTTGATGACAAACGGAAAATGGCGTAGAATAGTGACTGAATAAACAATCAGGAGTTATATTATGAGTGAAGCATTGTGGGTTGAAAAATACCGACCGCATACTATTGCGGATTGTATTCTTCCTGATGAATACAAAACAACTTTTCAAAGTTATGTAGATCGCAAGGAGATTCCTCATCTTCTTCTCTGCGGTGGTCCAGGAACAGGTAAGACTACTGTCGCACGTGCATTGTGTGATGAAATTGGTTGTGATTATCTAATGGTCAATGGTTCGGATGAATCAGGCATTGACACTTTCCGAGTCAAGATTAAAAATTATGCCAGTGCAATATCTATGACTGGTGGTAAGAAAGTTATTATCATCGATGAAGCAGATTATCTGAATCCAAACTCAACTCAACCAGCCATGCGTGCGGCGATGGAAGAGTTTGCGCATAACTGCACTTTTATCATGACTTGTAACTTCAAGAATCGAATCATTGAACCGTTGCATAGTCGATGTGCAGTGATTGAATTCAAACTGCGCAAAGAAGATAAGCCGAAGATGGCGATGGCGTTCATGAAGCGTGCATCGGAAATTCTCACTGGGGAAAATGTTCCATATGATAGAGTAGTCCTGGCTGAAGTTGTCAAGAAACACTTCCCAGATTATCGCCGTGTTCTAAATGAACTTCAGCGTTATTCTGTCAGCGGCAAGATTGATAGTGGTATTCTTACCAGCATTGCTGACGTTTCGATCAATGATCTTGTCAAGGCTTTGTCGAATAAAGATTTCTCAGCAACAAGAAAATGGGTTGCTGATTTCGGTAGTGATGATCCTGCAAAAATTTTCCGAAAAATATATGATAGTCTCTATGATGTTATGGATAAACAAAGTATTCCATATGCAGTTGTTCTTTTAGCAAAATACCAATACCAATCTGCCTTTTGTGCAGACCAAGAATTAAATCTTACTGCATGCCTTGTTGAGATCATGAGCGAGTGTCAATTCAATGGCTGATCTATTTAAAGAGATTATTCCATCTATTCTGCAAACGAAGCAATATGCGCTTCTGACCGAACAGGATGAAAAATCATATCCATCCTTTATAGTAAATCGAGCATTGTCTTACCATGAGGATACAGTTCTAATAGCCAATGAGATTAATATTTACCCTAATATCGACAATAAACTCAAATATGATGCTCTTATAAATAGTATCAGAGCCTATAAACGCCAATTTAGCAAATGGTACAAAAAGGCTCAAAGCAGTGATTTGAATGTCGTAAAAGAATATTATGGCTACTCTGACGCGAAAGCCGAGGAAGCATTAAAGATTCTTTCTGCCGACCAGATCGCCGCTCTAGAAAAACAATTATATAAGGGTGATTGACATGGTCGATAAATTAGTAGAAGTCACATTAGGGCAGCAGGACGACTTCCTCAAAGTACGCGAAACCCTAACTCGCATCGGTGTTGCAGCAAAGAACGATAACATTCTTTACCAATCCTGCCACATCCTCCATAAACAAGGAAAGTATTATATCGTACACTTCAAGGAACTCTTTGAATTGGACGGTAAGCCAAGCAACATTTCTGACAACGATATTCAACGACGCAACACGATTGCCAATCTAATGGCTGAGTGGGGTCTGGTGAAACTCGTTGATCCAGAAAAGACGAAGGACAATGTTGCACCACTTTCTCAAATTAAAATTCTTCCATTCAAAGAAAAAAATGATTGGCAACTAGTTTCCAAATACACAATTGGAAAAAAGAAAAAAGAAGGATAATTGGTTATGCTGCAACTTGGTGTTTATGCTCTGAATAGTGATGTAGAATTGCCAAAATATGGAACATCACTGTCATCATGCTTTGACATTAGATTTTGTCCAACGACAAACATTATTGAAGGATATGATGAAAATAATGTTAAAGTTAAACGATTTGTATTAATAGAACGTGATGAAGCATACATTACTATTCATCCTGGCGACCGTTTGCTTGTTCCAACAGGAATGGTATTCTGCTTAAACTACCAAGTTTCGATTGAAGATTTTGCAGACATTGTGAAGCATCACGACGATGACATTTCATTGCGCGATTTCTCCATCCGCTTACATCCACGCTCAGGTCTTGCATTAAAACAAGGGCTTGTTCTTGCAAACTGCGAGGGTGTTGTCGACGCTGATTATCAGAATGAAGTTTTCGTGATGCTTCATAACATCTCTAAAGTAACTGCAAGAATTAACAGAGGAGACCGTATCGCGCAAGGCGAAGTCGTCTGCAACGAACCATTTAGTTTCTATTTTCTTAAAGAAATGCCAAAACAGATTTCTGAAAGAAATGGTGGATTTGGTTCAACTGGTGTCGCTAGTTGACTAAATAGAAGTGGATGCCCATAAGGGGTCCACAACGTGTAAACTTGCTTACTAAAGGAGTAACAAAATGACTAATATTACATCACTCACGTCCATCCCATCATTCGATCGCCTTCTACCAACAGCACTTGGTTTCGAGAATGCGTTTGCGGCTCTGGACAATGCGGCTCATCTGCTTACAGCAACATCCAATGCTTTTCCACCTGTGAATGTCGTCAAGAAAGACGAATACAACTTTGTCGTGGAATTGGCAGTTGCTGGGTATAAGCAAGATGAAATCGAAATCACTGCTGAGAAAAACTCTCTCAGAGTAACAGGCAAAAAGGCAGAAGATGATACTCGCGAATATCTTGTAAAAGGTATTGCTGGTCGCAAATTCTCTCGCCAGTTTGTATTGTCTGATACAGTAGTGGTTCGTGATGCTAACCTTGCTGATGGCATTCTTTCAGTCTATCTGGAAAATGTTGTACCAGAAGAGCAGCGTCCAAGATCTATTCAGATTAAATCGAAATAATGTTATGGTCGGGAGTCGGCGAAAGTCGACTCCCGCTTTTACGGTTTTTTGCAGCGATTCTCATTTTTTGTAATGTTTCTGGTGAGAATTTACGACCTTTCAATTTTTCGCTTCGGCGAATATTTGATTCTTCTGGCTGTTTTCGCATCTTTGCTTTTTCGCCAATTTTTCGTTTAGTCTCATCAGAATGTTTTTTACCATAAAATGGATTATTCTTTCCTGTGGTTGCTAATCTAATTTTCTCAATAACTTCTTTTGGGCGGGATTTCATCGCTTCCCTAATTTTTTCTTTACGCTCTGGAGATAATTTGTGGTTTGAAGTTCCCTCACCACCGTCTGTTATGTTCAGCAAAATTCCAGTGCCAAGATCTTTTCTTCCCCACCATCTAATATATCTGCGTTCAAGCGCAAGTGCGCCAATTTCAGATAATCCAGATTCCATAATAACTATTTTAGATTTATCTGCAGGTACAGATATTCTTTTATGTTTTTTGAATGCACGACAACCACTCCCTTTACCAATGTAATATGGAGTTCCGTCAGATTGACGTAGGTATGCGTAGACGTAATAAATATTCATGCTGGGATACTCCTTTACAGTTTCTAGAGTCGGTGGATACTGCTAATATCGCGACCGACACCTTTATTTATACAAAAGTGAGTTTGATATGAAAGAAAATTTGTCATGGGATGAATTGTTTATCCTACAGGCTGTTCTGATTTCTCAGAAAAGCAAGGACTCGTCGACAAAAGTCGGCTGCGTTATTGTCAATGATGACAATGTCATTTTGTCGACGGGTTTTAATGGATTCCCAAGAGGCATTGAAGAAGATGCGGATATTCGATGGCGTAGACCTGAAAAATATAATTGGGTCGAGCACGCAGAGCGCAACGCAATTTATAATGCTGCTCGCGTTGGCGTTTCTCTAAATGGTTCTCGTGCTTATCTAAATTGGGAACCAAAGCCATGCGCTGAATGCACTCGCGCATTGATTCAAGCAGGTGTGAAAGAAGTCATCGGACCAAACCGAGTGTTCCAAGGTAAGGGTGCAGGAAAGCATTATTCCATCGACCACGCCGAAGTCATGCTCCGCGAGGCAGGAGTCCGAGTCCGTGTTTTCGACCTCCCCCCCGAACTCGGTATCCCCCCAGAATAAGTCCGCTCTCGTGCTTTCTCGCTCGGTTATACGCGATCTCGTAAGTTGTTGATTTTATTCAAGTTTTTTCTATTGTATTTTCCTGTGTTTCATATAGAATATCCAGTATGAAATGTGTTCAGTACATGACTTCTGGAACCGAT